AAGCTCATGCTCTGTTAGTTCTGCTAGTATTCTCTCCTTTTTGATCTTGACTCTTGGATCATCTATCTTATTCATGTTTCTCCTTATCTACCTTGTTAGATTGGTTTTGGGCGGTCAAAGCCCACGTATACCCCAATTAGTAAGCCCGCTAATAGGAACTGTCTGTTGACGGCGAAGAACACCCCACTAGTTAGTGTTAGCAGAGGTAACACAAACACCAAAGCTAATGCCGCCACCCTGCTCCCGCAAAGAAAAGAGTGACGGCACCGAGGAAGACGACAGCCTTCCTCACTATATTAACACTAATAAGTGCCATAGCCAATAATGAGTTTTTCCATGTTCTCATTCGTTATTCCTTTCTTCCGCAAGTGTGTGGGGATAGCAATATTCACTATCTTTATATCTTGGATTTGAGCAGTGTTTACATTTAGGTTTTGGGAGGACTGCTAGCCCGTTCTGGAGGGCTATGAGGTAGGTAGTGGTCATTTTAGATTGACATTCCCTAAACATTCATTAGTAGCAACCACTACTGCACCACAGTCCGGCCGGGGTTGTAACCACCAGTAGGTCCCCAGTGACACCCCGGCTAACACAATAACTAATAAAATATACTTCACTTCGATCCTTTCTTAGGTCTATTCTTCCTAGAATTATACCCACCTTTAACTGCTAATTCCCGTCTACGCTGAGGGTCCATCATCGAAAAGCCCTTAGGCACTTCCTTGGCCCCTCCCTTGGCCCCAGCAACAGCTTGTTTCTTTCTACTATATGCCATAGTTATCTCCATCGTACTCATAATCTACAAATATGGCGAGTATTAGATACTGAGGATTACCGAAGCCCAGTAGCTGGGAGTACAGCTTCCTATAATTAGTCATCTGCTTCATCGGTAACGCTCCAATGGTTATCACACCAGTACCCAGCCCACGTAAGATGGTTGGCCGGGGCCCCACAAACAACACAGATTTTAAAATGCTTGCTCTTAAGCTTCCCAATACGCTTCGGCTGTGCTACAGGCTTTACTTTAATACTATCCACAAAATCCCGGGTACTCTGATCGATCATCTCCCACAACTTCTGCTGGTTGATGTTATCAAACAGGCCAGTAATAAACCATACGTTATCTCTAACATTCTCCAGATGGCTAATAGATCTGATCTTACTCCCGGCATAGTCGTAGGTATCATCGTACGTCTCCCAGATAGCTATAGCGTTCTTCTTAATATCATCGAACACTGCATCTGGTGGGGTCTCGTAGTACTTACTAGATTCTATCCAGTGGAAGGTTCCCATACTACTGCTCCAAACAATACTGGACCTCAGCATCGTAAATACTCATAAGCTGTTCTGCTGAGATATCATTCTTGGCGAGCTTAACCGAATTATCTAGGAAGTGGTTCAAACCATAATCCTGGACGATCTTATCAAACATACACCCACAGTACTCTTCCAACGTCTCCGCGGTCCCAGAGTTGCATCCTGACATAAATCCATCCCTTGCCTCACTTAGGCCCATAACCGGCTCGCTAGTGGGATCTGAGGCCTTAGAACTAATATCCCGGATAGTAAGATCAGTCTGGACCGCACCTACAACATACCGCGCCCCGAGCCCAATCAACAATATACCTAAAACACTAAGAATAACTGATACAGCTTTCATCGTGACTCCTTTACTAAATAGTAACGCCATAATCCTCTCTTAAACCGTACCGATTCTATAACATAACCTTTTTCTTTTAAGTCGGACAACCTACGTCCGTAGGAAAATATTCCCATCTCTACCAGATCCCTGTTACTCAACCCATTCCTAGAACGCCGTAACCTAGCCAATATCCGTTCTGCTTGGCTACCCTTATGATGCGGTGCAAATAGTCGAAACATGGTCCCCTCCAAATAAAGTTAATTAAAACGGTATCTCAGATAGGTCAATCGGCTCATCTGAAATGTCTTCGATCACAGTGTCCTTAGGCGGTACTTGGTTGTAGTCTTCCTTACTCTCCATATAATCATTAGCCGAAGTATCAGGCTCGTACTCACTGGCACGTCCCTTACTATCCTTAACATCCTTATCGAGATCGATCGCCCGGGCCTCATCTATCATCGCCTTAGTAAGTTCTTTCTCATTACCAGAGTGCCGTACAACATTAATGTCGTAGACTCGGGTAAGTTTCTCACCCTCAGGACTAATCTTAATATCACAGGCCTGTAGGTTACTACCAAAGTCCGGATCGTTACCTACCTTCTGGAAAGTCTTAGCCATCTTAGATGTAGCACTAAGAATCTGAGCCATCCCATCAGTAAAGTTCCAAACAACAAAACAAAATTTAGTACTAAGGTTCTGCTCACCAGTAGTTTGGTCCGTAAACACTGACTGTTGTACTACTGGGTCCTTAGTTAAAATACGAAGTGTGACTGGACTACCAGCTTCAAACTTCAAATACTTCCCCGGCTTACTAACCTTATTAAAATCAAAATCTTTCAAACCATCAGCTTCTGCCACGTAATTCCTCCGCTTTCTTTGATCTATACGCATCCCAGCGCTTATTAATTGCTCGCTTACCTGACTCACTATCAAACAGGGTAGTAGCGTTCTCTCTGCTCATCTTCGCAATAATTGAGTAGTGCTTACTGCCATAGTGTTTCTTAGTAGTCTTAACTTGCTTGGAGCGCCGGTGGGTCCTAACGACTCCCGGCTTCCTTACGATCTTTTTATAGGTTCGCATCCTCCCCTCCAGTTATTTGAATTTTATACCGATTTTCTCTCGGTACTTCTAATTATACTCGCATGGTATAGAAAAGTCAATGACGGATTACATGATGCTGTACGTTGATAGCATTCTCTACTCCGCACAAACAAACTCGGAACGTAATAGTAGCCTCTCCGCCGATAGTACCCTCTAATCTAATCTTCCGGTCCTCTAAGCTCCACTGGTGGGTATGGTTAAAATCATTAATCATCATCTCTCCCAGGGTAAAGGCTTCCTGATCTATCTGAATTTTTGTATCACCCAACTTATCTTTGACTGCCTTACGTCTAATCTTCAATAGCGATTTATACTGGTCATCACTAATTTGTATGGTCCGGTCCTTAAGTATCACTTCCTTCATAACACCCCCTAATTTTAAGTACTCTAAAACGCTCAGTTTTTTTCAACTAAGCTACTAGGCAAACCTCACAAGCTAACAGCTCAGGAATAGAATTTCTTTTTCGATAGTTTCTCAACAGTATCGAGAGCCCGTTTATTCCACAGCTTCATATCTATCGGATCGGGTAACATCGTCTCAGAACTTGCCATGCTTAGCTCTATCTTCGGCCGTCTAGGTGGTTCAATAATCGTATCGCACTCAGTGCAGACACGTTTGTACCTACCATAGAATTGCTTCCAGACTAATTGCTGGCCTCCGCACTCGTTACATTTATCCTTCGGATGATTCATTCCTGCATTATACATATTGTAAAGGTACATGTGAACTATTCCTTCGCCGTACCCCTCTAAGCCGGGATCAGCCATGTACAGTTTGTGAGAATAACGGCAGTAAGTGAGACCCGAGGGGGTGGGCACCGCGGACCTCACTTACCACTGTTATTCCATACTAGATTGTTTAAAGTCCCCTAGTGGCCACTGAAAAGCCTTGCCTAGACTTGACATAGAGAGAATTACGATGTATCCTTATAGGGAACAACGTCAATAACCCAGAGCAATCTGGGTTATTTTCTTTCTACTAACTAATTGGTTAAACAACGTCATAGCTAATTTAATTTAAGCACTACCAACTTTGTTTTGCAAATCAATTTGTAGTATTATTCGTCTATGCCAAACACAACCGGGGCAGTAATGCCTAAGACTCCACTACATATAGAGATGAAGATCGTGGCAATGATGAGTCGTGGTGATAAATACGACACTATAATAAGTACACTCGCTGAGCAGGACAACTTCAGCATCGCAATAAGCACCCTCAAAAACATCAAAGGTCGCAACCACGATGCACTAGAGATCATGCGGTCCTCAGTTATAAAATTTGAAGAAGCCAACGCCGAACAGCTACTGAGGCGCACCCACAACATGATAGGCAAACGTCTAGGCCAAGCCGAACGCGATGCAATGACAATGGAACGTCTAGATGAAGAACTCGCCGAGCATGAGATCACCCTCAAGGAATATAACCACCTAAGGTCTAAGCTAAAACTCCCAACGCTTACAGAACTAACGACAGTCAACAAAGAAATGTACGCACAGTCTAAGCAAGGCAAGGACCTCGACAACCCAACATCTACTAATCCTGAAGTGAGAGCTAAACAGCTCCGAGATATTTTAAACATGAGCGACGAAGTAGCTTTAGAAAGGATAGTCTTCAATGTTAGGCCTGAAAACAGTCCACCGATACCTGTTCAACCTAGTGAACCTAGTTGAGGTGCAAGGTATACCATTTAAATTCGAGTTCCACCACCATAAGAAGGTCTGGAATCTAGAACTCACTAATACCGGGGTAAATTACAAGCCACCGTCTAGGCGTAAGAAACGCGACGTATCAGTGGTCCTAGATCGTTGCGACCATTGTAGATATATAAAGCTCAATGGTGTATGCATGAAAGACTGTCCAGAATCTAGGCTACAGGCTAGCAATCCCGAACCAATAGACGATAATAATATTTTACCTCCAAGCGTCTAGGCGTAAAAATACCCGGCCTCGCAGTACCGGGTATTTTCATAAATTTGACAGATCTGGGACTCTATTGGTTGGTAGTCCCTGCAACAGGTAGGCTATAGGCCACTCGTACCCGGTGCGTAGGCGCAAGCTCTAGCATCGTTTTATATTGCCACTTACTACCCCACCTAAGACGATCATTCTTAAGTATAAAGAAATAACCATCATGTACCATCTTTCCGCCTGTTTGTTTATAGGTCCGGACCGTGCTTATAATTGCACGGTCCTCGTGTGTTGATGTTTTCATTTTATAGCCCCACGCTTAAGTATTTATACTTCCGGGCTAGTGTAGCTACCATATAAATATCGGTATACTGTAGTAGCCTCAATAGTTCCTCTGGCTTGATCTTGTACCACTCTTCCCCTATCTTAAGCTCTACTACCCCACTCCCGGCGTAACCACTACCATACATAACTTGCGTAATTTCTCTAGTTTTCATCGTGTACCTTATCTACCGCAATAGTAAATACGCACCCAGGATATTGATCGTTAGATACAAAACATATAGCATATATTCTACTTTCCATTTAAGTTTCCTTCCGCTAGTTCATTAATGTAATTCTCCGCCTCTTCCATAGTATCGAACCAATCAATAGGCCCATCATCCCCGTACACCCCATAACTGGTGATATACGGCTCTGTATCAATAGAGTAAGAAAATTGATCTATTTCCCCATATTCGTCAATACTATATACAGCAGTGCTATCTACCACCTCGGCCATTATTGTGTATTTCATTTTAGTTTACCTCACTTTCATAATATAAAGCATCATACTCCGCGCACAGTTCCCGGTATTCTTCCTTTAGTAGTTCCAGTTCTGTACTTATTACAATGATTTTATCTATTAGCGCATCTGTACCTAGATTCTGCAATTCTTCGGTGGTGTAACTCATGATTAGAAGTCCTGGACGATGATACCACCGTCAAATTCAATTACAGTTGTATTGTCGCGTAGTTCGTCAAGGTCGTTTATATCATCGTACCCCTTGTAAGTTACGCCGTCCCGTGTGTAGCCGGTATCACTCTGAAAGTCCTCGTAGCTTTCATACTCTGAAAACTCACAACACCACGCCACCGGATCAAATTCAATGTTTTCTCCCGTTTCTTCGGTCATTTCTTCCAGATATTCCTGTAGCGCATTAGCCCCGGCCCATGTAAAGTTGTCTTTGTACGTGTCGCTTGATTGTATCCATCTTGCAAATTCGTTAGTATTTACCTCATTGTATATCATTGTATTAATCCTCCCATTCTTTTATAGTTTCTGATTCACTGTTACCACAGATCTCTGCAATATACTGATCGATGGCCTCATATCCGTATATACCCCCTAGGCTATCAACCTCCCGGCCGGTGGTGGTCCTAATAGTTACCCCGTACACTTCTCCCTCTATATAGTGCTTCCAGTCGGCAAAACTATTCTCGATGTCTTTGGTACTGTCCCCGACAATAACACCAACCACCCCAGCATCCCATCCGCTATAATTTGCATCGTCCAGTAAACGTACTACCACCCCGGAGTGTTCGTACCATCCCACGTACTTATACGGCTTGTCACCACTCACGGCTTGCGCCACGGCCTCCCAACAGTCGTAAGCATCAAAATCAACATCAACCTCACAAGGTAGCGTATAGCTTCTATGCTTAAGCACAAACCACGCGCCCCGTTCTTCCGGGGTAGACCACGATAACGGATCCTCCGGGCATTGATCTTGCGACAGTGTCGCAATATATGCATTTGTATCTATATACTTGACCGGTATTTGTACTTTATTCATCTCGATACCTCCCATGTTTTAACAGTCCACCAGAACGAACCATCGGCGCTAATACTAGATATATACTTAGCATAAGCAATAGCCGTATTGATTCCATCCCATTTTATATTCTCTTCGTCGGCCCACTCACTCACGTCTTGCGCGTCAACTAGATGCACGTTACCGTATTTATCGGTAAAATCCCAATTGCCTACCATGTTAAAAGTAAAGTTGACAGTGTAGCGTTTGCCATTCATTATGGTTCGTTTCATCCTGCTATTTCCTCCCGTGCTTCTTCCATTTGTTGATCGTCCCAATAGTAACGGGGCTCTTCCTTCTCAAGCCAATCAACTAGATCATGCTTCCGCACTAATAGATTAAGTTTATAAATACTCTGATAACTAGGATCATCCGCAAATATCAGATAATCCAGTATATTCATGATCACCAATGACTGTTGCACCGTGTGTTGTTGTAGTGTATTTTCCATGCTTATATATCCTCGTACACTTTACAATTACAGTCGGCGCATATTCTATACATTGATACAAGGTCCTCAGTAAAGTAGTGACGGCCCTGTTTGCTGTTATGATCACAAGTAACTGAGTGTAGTAGTCTATAGAAAACTACGCGCATCTTATTAGCCTTAATAGTCTTACGTGGTACATTCACGTAGTTATATGTTTGTACTGATATCTGTCGTGCCATTTGTTGGCCCTCCTGATTATTATTTTATTCTTATAACTGTACCGGCAATAGTTTGCACCCGTATTTTGTGTAGTGTTAGCTTTGTTGGTACTAGTGTTGTAATGACCATGATTTTGTGGTCCTTTACTATTTTATTGTTTTTAATGTTATAGAGTGACGAATACTATATTCATACTCTAGCTACATTATACGTTATGCATGGTATAACTGTCAAGCCTATTAATTGGATTTATCGTTAATATTATGTTATAACCATAATTGCGACAGTGATGCATTAATGATCGTCCGGACCTTGCGCGTTGATCTCCCGGTTGTTTTGTAGGCTTACGCCTCACGCGCTCCAAACGCCCATTTTTTACCTGGCCTAAACTGGTACTCCCGGCCGAACACCTGATCATACTTATATAATAGTATCAACATAATGCAAGCGCCATATATGGTGTGCTCTGCTCCCCTATACAGTCCCCACCACTGTTAATCAATGTCCGTAAATATATCTTGTACGACATGCATGTATTGCTATCGCTATGACTTACTACCCATTTGCACCCTCAAAAACGCATTACAAGGCTTGTGTGTGCGTTGTTTTTGTTGGTGTTTTTCATATATGAACTAATACGGCCTATTATGGTCGGCCGGACGTTTCAGGCCCATAGCACCCCGGAACTTTCACGCGTAAAAAGCTATACGTACTAGCTAAGTCGAGGTACGATTTCTCTCAAAAAATTGGCCAGGAAAATATTTTCCAGAAAAATTTGGGGTAAAAATTTTATGGGGCAATAAAAAATAGTGTTACTATATTCCCATGGCAGAAGCACTCGATATTCAAGAAATGGAGAAACTGGTATTCGAGGCTTCAATTGCAAAGATTGCTCAACGCTGTAGGTACGACCTCTACTACCTTGCTAAGAATATTTTAGGCTACGATCTAATGGAAGAGCACGTCCATGCTGATGTTTGCCTCACCACCAGGGCTATCTATAAATCTGTACCGCCAGAATACGAGCTTCCAGAGTCCACCGGCCCCACGCTGGGCATGAATGATCAGTTCATCCCTACCAACAACAACTTCCTTTTCCTATTGCCACGAGGCACGTTCAAGACCTCTGTGGTGACAATTGGCCTTAGTTGCCAATTCCTACTCAACGAGCCCAATGGACGCATCCTGCTCGATTCTGAGACGTATGGGAAGGCTAAGGCGTTCCTGGCTGAGATAAAAGGCCATATGGAGCAGAACTACAAGTTCCGGGAAGTCTTCAAGGCCATCCATGGGATGTACCCTAACGACTCTAACCGTAAGAGTGAGTTGCTCTGGACCAACACTGAGCTAAATATTGCCGCTAGGACCAAGCCTCGGAAGGAACCATCGATCTCCTGCGCTGGTGTGGATGTTACCAAGAACGGGATGCACTACGACCTTATCATCGGTGATGACCTTCACTCTGAAAAGAACACCACTAACCGCGAGCAGATCCAACAGGTGATCGATCACTGGAAGCTTGCCTATTCGCTTCTCGATCCCGGCTGTCCGATGATTATTATTGGGACCAGATGGGACTTTAATGATCTTTACCAGCATATTCTTGATAATGAGAGAGAGCGTTTTAATATTCTTATCCGTAAAGCTATCCGGGATGATGGCACTTTGCTCTTCCCTGAGCGCCTCTCGCAACAGTTTCTTGATGCTACCCGTAAGACCCAAGGGACTTCTATTTTCTCTAAGCAGTATCAGAATGAGCCGGTGGATGCCGATACTGCCGATTTTAAGCATTCCTATTTTAAGCGGAAGGCTTTAGCTGAGGTAGAGCTTATTCCTATGAATTGGTATCTACAGGTAGATCCGTCTTATGAAGGGAAGAGTTCTGATTATGCGGCCCTTACTGTAGTGGGGATGGATTACCAGCGACAGTTGTATCTGCGTTATGTGATGCGAGGGAAGATGACCTATGGAGAGATTATTAATGCTACCTTTGAGTTGTTTAATAAGTTTCCTATTAAGCGTATTGCCTTTGAGGTTATTGGGACCAAGAGCCTTGAGTTCGAGCTTCAGAACGCTATGAAGGAGCGGAATGTCTGGCTTCCTATAGATTTTATAAAACATCATCCTGAGAGCAAGGAAGAGCGGATTAGGGGCCTTGCACCTATGTATGAGTTTGGGCATTTCTATCATGTAGCGGAGTGTCCTCAGCTGGAAGAATATGAGGATGAGCTTCTTAAGTTTCCTAGGGGGAGGAATGATGACATTATTGATTCTGTTTCTATGGTGCTTCCGATTGCTAATCCTCCACAAGTGAAGAATAGCCTAGATGGTGGTGGTCGGCGGAAAAAGAGTGTATATAAACCTCGTAGTCCTATAACTGGAGTTTAAATGAACGAGGATAAAAAAGAAGATAATAATTTGTCGGATGATTATGGTAAATATAATCCAAGTAAAAAAGAACGTGAGATTCGGCGTAGGGTGTATCAACGCTGGTTGGAAGTTCGTGATGATCCTCAGCGTAAACAAGCTGAGAAAGATTGGGATGAGGCTCAGAAGCAGTATCGGATGTATGTTCCTGAGATTGATCCGGATGATTGGCGGTCCCATTTGGAGTTGCCGGATGCCTTTTCTGCTATACAGGTTCATATGCAAGAGACTGTTGAGAGGTATTCAAGGCCTCTTTTAGTTAATGTTGAGGAGACTGACCGGGGTAAGGAGAGTTTTTGGAACTCTATTATGAATTGGAATATGAACCGGACTGATTTTGATATTGAGTATTATAAGGCTAAACTTTATGCTGCTATTACTGGGACCGCGTTTCTTAAGACTTATTACCGAGTAGAGAAGCGAGAGGTGAAGGACCCTACCTCTGTAGGGGAGGATGGTGAGATTAAGTATACCAAAAAGATCAAGGTTGATCATGATGATAACTATACTGAGTGGATTTCTAATGAGTGGGTGTTTATTGATCCGGGTGCCGTTTCTATTGATAAGGCTATTGATTGTTTTGAGAGAGAGATTCTTCCTATTGAGGCTTTCCATGAGAAGTATGAGAACTTGCCGGGCTTTAGGAATGTAGAGTTGGTCAAGGCTGGTGGGGATGTTGGTAGGACTACCTTCTTTCAGACACCTACTGATTTGATGGCTGATGAGGTGGAGATTCTTCATTATAAGAACCGTAACCGGGATTGTGATGAGGTTGTTGCTAATAACATCGTTATATCTTATGGTCCCCTTCGCACTAAGCACAAGGAATTACCCTACTCTGTTGTTTACCATTACCGCGTTCCTGGTCGTTTCTGGGGTCTTGGGGTTCCGAAAGTGGTATTTTATCTATCTGAAGAGCGTAAGGCTATTAGAAGGCTTAATCTTGATAGGCAAAAGATTCAGATCTCGGGCTTCTGGCTTCATAATTCTGCCTTTGATCTTGATGATGAGGAGACTGAGGCTCGTCCTGGAGGCTTCCTGAGTGTTGAAACCAATGGTCAACCGCTGTCAAATGTGATTCAAAGGGTCGATATGGGTGATGTTTCGACCTCTTATTTCCGTACTGAAGAGATATTACTGGAGGATATTCGTAGGGCCCATGGTATTGATGACCGTATTCAAGGTGTTCAATCCGGTGGGACCGCTACTGAGGCTGCGATTTTGAAGGAATCTGCTCTAAAACGAGTGAATATGATTGCTATACTGGCCGAAAAAGACACCATGAAGCGCGTTGGTAGGCTGGCTTGGAGCAATATACGGTTCTTTTATAAGGCTGGGCGGTACAAGGATATTTATTTACCTTCTGATAGGAAGCCCAGGGTTCAATCAAGGCCGATCGTGCTCGATGGGGTGAGCTTTAATCTTGAGAAGGATCCTGCTACCCAGAAAATGAGCCTCCTTGCTTCCGAGGCTGAGGGTAGGCGGATATTTACGGTCGATAAGAATACTATAGGGTATCTTGATGGTGATTTTGATGTCCAGATGGACGGCGCTGCCTTTACCCCTTGGTCTAAGGCTATTAAACAAGCTAAGACTACTGAGATGATTACTACTATTGCTTCTACTCCGGAGCTTATGGCTGAGGCCGACCCTCATAAGATCTTAAAACGCTATGCTGAAATCAATGACGAGGATCCTAAGAACTGGATGAAGAACAGTAAGGATGCTGAGACGCTACTTGAGATGGCTGATCTAGAGAATGCTGTGATGAAGGAAGGCCAACCGTTGAAGGGGACCGAAGGTGCTGATGAGAATCATACCCTCGAACATATTCGCTATACGGAATCGGCTGAGTTTGCTACACTTTCACCAGTTATTCAAGAGATATTCCGCAATCATATCCTTGAAGAGCACGATAATAATCCAAAAACAGGTTCTTCGGCTGAGCTATTAGCTCCATTTGATGTCGATGGTGATGGCATCCCGGATGATCCGGCCATGGCTGGGTCCCAGGCTACCGTAGAGGGAGCCCCTGCGCCTTCTATTCAACCAAATGTGGCTGGACAGGTGCAGATGGCTGACATGCAACCGGCTAATATGAATCAGTAGACTCTTGTTTTTTAAATGTAGAGAGGTTAGTGTTTGATCATGAAAGAAATAAAACTTTCACCAAAGGAGAATGATCTCCTCGTACCTCTTATCGAGATGGAATTGTATCAAAAAGGTTTAATGCCCTTGTTTGCTTATATCGGTAACGGTATAGCGAAGGACACTGCTGAGAATGCTCCTGATTGGGATGCAGTACAGCGTAACCGGGGAAAACTGGAAATGCTTAGGGACCTTCATAAGTTTTTTAAGCAGTTGAACAAGGACTCTAATAAGAAGTAGGGAAACTAGATTACCAAATAACTAGACCAAAGGAACAATTAGAATGAACAAAATAGTTGAAGACGCTGAATTAGACAAAAATGACGCTATCGTAGTAGATGAGGAAACTCAAGACGAACCGGTAGATAAAGAAGTAATCGATCCAGCTGAACCAGCTGATGATGTTATCGAAGAAGACGAAGACAGCGAGGATGACTCTGCTGACACTAGTTTTCAAAGGCGATTTACTCAGTTTAAAGGCGAAACTGCCGAAGAATATTCAAAGAATCTAGAGGAAGGCTATGACAATAGCACCAAGGAGGCTTTGAAACTTAAGAAGCAGCTCGATGACTTACGAGCAGAGAAACTTACAGCAATTGCCAATGAAGCCCCGGAATCAAAACCGGATGTCGTGCCTGACACCCCCGAATCTTCGTGGGCTAAGGAGCAGATGGCTAAGGCAATGAAAGAAGACTATAACTCGTTTGTAGAGAGTCATCCACTCATAGAGGAAGATGAAGAAGTCTTCGCGAAGATGGATGCGGAAGTAAAGAAATACTCGAACTATGTATACTCTACCGAGAAACGCGTTCCGTCCATTAAGGAATCAATGGAATTTGCGTGGAAGAGGCTAGATATGGACAGTGCAGTAGATACTACCGATAAAGTAGCTGGAGCATTGATAGACGCTGGTGGTGAGAGTAGCCCTAAGGGTAGATCACTTGATAGGCCAAAACCTCGATTCAGCGATAAGCAGATTGAGGTGGCAAGGAAGGTTGATCCGAAACTTAAGGACTTACCTCGTGCTGATGTTGAAAAAGCATTGGCGAAGTATAGTAAATAATTTAAGTATTGGAGTTAATTATGGCAGCTCGTCCTCTAGGTAACTGGGACAACACTTCAAACTCTGCGTCTATGACGCTCCCTGTTGCAAGTGGTGTTACCGTTACAAAAGGTGACTTTGTGTATTTTGCGAGTGGTCGCATTACAAGTGCTACTGTTGCTGGTGCTCGTTTACTTGGAGTAGTTGATGAAACTGCTACTGGTAACGCTGGCGGTACAGTTAAAGCTCTTGTTCTTGTAGACCAAAATGGCCGATATTTAGTCGATAACGATAACATAGGTACAACTTTTGATGCATCTCATGTTGGAACTTATTTCGACTTGGTTGGCGCAACTGGTGCTCAGCTTGTTGACACGTCAACTACTGGCGCAACTGGTTCACTAGTCTGTCTTGAGTATAACCCTCAGATAGATCCTGTGAAGAGCGACACCTCTTATGGTGTATTTGCAATCGCTGAACACGCTCTCAGCCTGTAATCTTACTAATGTAATCGGAGAAAACTTTTATGGCAAAACGACCTGAATGGCCAGATTTGTTAGATCCTTCGTTCCGTAAGATTTACGGTGAAGAGATCGAACAGCTTCCTGCGCTACGTAATCGTGTTTTTAATGTAATGAGTTCTGATAAGAACATCGAGAAAGACAGCTCAGCCTCTGGCTTGAGCAAGCTTATTCGACGTTCTGAGTCTCAGGCTATCTCGTTTGAGGAAAAGAACCAAGGTTATGACGTAACGTATACACACGTTATCGACTCCCTCGGTGCTTCTGTCTCTCGTGAGATGTGGGAAGATGACCAGCACAACACTATCAACAAGCTCCCTCGCGACCTTGCAAATGCAAAAGAGCGAACGCTTGAGCAGATGGGTGCTGACATCTTTAACTATGGCTTTACAGCTGGTGGTGGTGGACTTGCGTCCTTCACTGGTGGCGATGCTAAAGCGCTCTTCGCAACTGATCACCCTCGTACCGATGGTGGCACTGCTCAGGGTAACTATAGTACTGCTGATCTTAATGAATACTCTCTTGAGAATGCTAAAATCACCATGCGCCAGACGCTTGATGATAAGGGCCAGTTGATGATGCTTCGTCCTAAGACGCTTGTTGTCGCTCCTGCTCTAGCATTTGAGGCTGGTATTCTTCTTAAGAGTTCTCAGCGAACTGGTACAGCTAACAATGATATTAACCCTCACGAAGGTTCACTAGAACTAGTTGTTTGGGATTATCTTGGTAGCGTTGCTGGTGGTAGCGATACCGCTTGGTTCTTGCTTGATGACTCACGTCACCAGCTGAACTGGTTCAACCGTGCTGATCATGGTATTGAGGGCCCAGATTGGGACTTCATTAACAAGGAAGCTCGTTGGACAGTTGACCTCCGTCACTCAGTAGGCTTTAGTGGCTTCCGTGGCGTGTATGGTTCTAAAGGTGACAACTCATAGTCAATAACTGGTCCGGGAAACCGGGAGCAATAACGCTCTCGGTATCCCCGGCGAAGTAGAAAGATTTAATCGATGGCAATTACTGACCACTCATATAAATGGGCGTGGAGACAGGCAACTGGTACTCTTCGCTTCAAAAACATACTCCAGCATGTTGCTGGGTATACCGAAACACACAAAAAAGTTTCTGCACCATCTGCTGCGTCTGTTCTTGGAGCTACTGCTACAGTTGTAGCTGGCCGAACAATCGTCTCAAGCATCACTAACCCGGATGTACCTCGTAACCTTACGATTACAACTGGTTCTACTGTTGCTGATATCGCTGCTGGAAACGTCACTATCTATGGTACTAATGTCGAGGGTAAGGCTATAAGCGAAACCTTCGCTATGTCAGATAACCTTAATGGTTCTGTGACTGGCAACAAGGCATTTAAAACTGTAACGAGTGTTGTTTTCCCTGCTGCCGATGGTACTGGTGCAACTATTTCAGTCGGTGTTGGTTCAAAGCTTGGCCTAAACCACAAGCTCGTTCCTAATAAGACTTCGATTGTTGTTGTCCAGGATACTGCTATTGATGGCTCTAACCCAACGGTTCAAGCCGCTCCATCTGCCTCAACCGTAGATGCTGAGGATGTCGAGAACAATACGGTTACTCCGGCAACAGCTCCTGACAGCTCTACATTCTTGACGATTATCTACTGGTACCACCAGATCCAGATTCGATCATTGAATGACGATCCTAACTACTCAACAAGTACATCTACTAGCTCAAGTAGCACGTCTACTTCTTCTACTAGCTCAAGTACTTCAACAAGTAGCACGTCAAGTTCTACATCGTCTACAAGCTCTTCGACCTCAAGTACTTCAACATCAACTACAACAGTAGCGTAAGGAGTAACCTATGGGAAAGATTCGTAGTGAAAGTGGCTACCACCAAGCACAAACCGGGGCAAGGTACACCTATGTCCAGGCTAGCACTGGCAAGACGATTACTACTTCCGGCGCTAGTCTATTGAGAGTTATACTACTTACCAATGGCGGTGTAGTGACAATCAAGACTACTAAGGGAGAAGTGATTGGGAATATCGCACTTGATGCTCCAGAACAAACTTTCAACTTTGGTATCTATCTTAAGGATGGTATCAGAGTTGAAACTGGCGCAACCTGTGAAGTTCTCGTGGCTTGGGAAAAGTAGTTTTCCACAATTAAAATAGCCCCCAAGCACCTCGGGGGCTATTTTAATTTGCATAGATACTTGACCTGCGATATGCTTATGGCAAATGAAGCAGATATTCATACTGACGAACTTCTCTACCTACCTAAAGTCTTATAGTCCCATCATCGTTGTCGAGTCCCATCTTAAGATGTTAGTACAGGCCGGATATCAACCAGTACTGATCACTTCTGAAGGCTGGGAATCCCCTGAAGGCTCAGTGTTCTCTGATGTAAAAACTATACGTATCCCCCGGGTGCCCGTATCGAATGACCCAGGTAAAGACGCTACATTTGACGAAGACATCGCCACACTATATACCTCCCTGAAAGGCATTCTAGTAGGAGAATGCGTTGTTATGACCCATGACCTAATATTCCTACCTGACTACACGAAACTCAACGTGGCGGCCCGGAAATTGGCTGCGGAAAATAATGACATCTCATGGTGCCATATGGTTCACTCGGCTACCGCACCGACTGGCTTGATTAAAGAACGCAATATGTATGGCGAAGAGTATTCTCGGGTACTTGGTGAACACTTCCCTAACAGCGTTGTGATGTTCCCCAATGCGTACTCTATACCCAGAGTAGCCCGGAACTTTGCGTTTGAGGAGGACCAGGTGTTTGAGGTCCCTCATCCGATTGATTTAACTGAGGGAATGGAGCGAGTTGTTCAACGAGTATTTAACGATAATCGTATCTACGAGGCAGATGTGTTCATAGTGTATCCACTGCGTTTAGATAGAGGCAAGAATGCTGAGATGAACGTCCGACTCATAGGATCCCTCCGAAGAATCGGGCTTGCTCCATTCCTTCTATTCTGTGACTTCCAATCTACTGGTGGTGATAAAGTGACCTACCGCGATGATCTCAAGCGCCTAGCCGAGCAACAGGGTGTTGGCGACTGCGTAAAGTTCCTATCGGAGCTAGATGCGTCTGCCACTATGGAGGTGTCCCATACGGCCATCCTAGACTTCCTAACACTATCCAATGTATTTATGATGCCTAGTAAGAGTGAAACCTACTCACTTGTCACCCAGGAAGCAATGGCTCGAGGTAACTTCTGCATACTCAATCATGACTTCGCACCTTTCAGGCAGATATTTGGCGATAACGCTATATACCGTTCTTTCAGCTCCAACATCGGTATGGATGGCTTTGATGGTGAGATTACTACCACCTATTCAGATATTGATGGATACTTTGATGATCTAGCTAAGGCAGTTAATTATTGGATCCATGCGGATAAAACTAATAGGGCGAAGACTTGGGTGCGAAAAGAGCGCAATCTCTCAACTGTATTCAAGAGATATCTAGAACCCTTACTATTTAGGGAGACTCCTGATGCCGAAGTTTAGTATTGTATTACCAGTATATAGCGAGTTAGAACCTAATCAGAATCCGGCCCATGCTCGTCACTTCCGCGGTAAGACAGCTCAGCGAGCTATCAAGAGCATTATGGCTCAGCAGTTCCCCGACTGGGAGCTGATCATTGTAGATGATGGATGTGTTGATGGGATGACCCCGGAGGTCCTTGATGCTTTCGCGAGGATGGACAAGCGCATTAAAGTCTTTCACAAAAAGAACCAGAACAGGGCTATTGCGCGGAACTTTGGGATGAAGAGAGCAACCGGTGAGTGGATCTGTTGGATCGATTCAGATGATGAGTATTCTACTAACTATCTGCGCCAACTTGATAAAGCTACGAAGGACTTCCCGGAGTACAGTATCTTTAACTTCGGTTCTATCCTTCATTGGCCAGACCACCATACTGAGATACGCCCTGTCTTTGAGCCGGAGATTGAGGAAGACGGCCACGTTTGGTTCAAGTCGGGGTATATTGGGACTGGAAGTTTCATATTTAAGCGCGAATTATGGAAGTCTAATATCAAATATCGTATACCGGACCAAGAAAACCCCTATCAATTTGCAGCTGAATCTAAGTTTGATATGCGCTACCCGGATGATCAGCCCGATATAGATAACCCAGCCGGAGCTTTTACTGATGGTGTCTACCGTCATGGCCTTTCCCTAGGCAACCCATGGGGCGATGACGCGCTACAATTTTACCTACTTACCCGAGATAATCACTCTAAGCCACTCAATATCCTACTCTACGTACAATACCCCCGAGCCCACGAGGAAGAGTTTGAGCACTTTGGTGAAGTATTCAAGATGGGAGACCTAAGTGGAAAAGATTGATTTACACCTTGTATCATGGCTCCGCCCGAAGATGACAGAACTAGTTATTAAAACTATTGCTAGGAATACTGACCGGGGCCATTATCGGCTCGTTGTTTGGGATAACGGATCAGATGAAGAGACTCAGGCGATGCTTTCCCACTGGCAGGATAATGGGCTGATAGATGAGCTTTTGCTCCATAAAACAAATGTAGGCCTTGAGACCGCACGAAACAATATGCTCTATGAGCACACCTTTAGTAAGTACTTTGTTTGTGTAGACAATGACTGCTTACCTCAACCGCGCGTAGACGGTGTTGATTGGCTCGAAAGACTCTATAACCTTATTGAAGAAAACCCTGAATATGGAGCTATATCCTGTAGGACTCAGGTGATGGTAGGGACCGGCAACATCTTTGAGGAATCGGACGTGAACGGTGATCCCATTACCCAGTTTCCCCACCCCGGCGGATCGCTACGCATTATGAATACTGAGATCACTCGCAAGGTCGGGGGCTGGCATACTGAGCGGTCTGGGAGAGGCACCGAAGAGCGCCATATCTGTGGGCTCTTGAATGAGGAAGATTACCTTACTGGCTTTGCCACTTTCATACCAACCTACCATTTATTTGGAACTCGTGAGGGAACCGGCGAGCCTCAGGATAGGTGGGGCTACCCGGCTGACTGGAAGCCTCAAGTAACTGGCCATTCTGATGTATACCACCCGGCGCTTGAGAACGGTGATGATCTAACTGAAGTAACTAAATATGCAGGAGAAGAATATGCTCAGTGTTATTTTGCCACGAACTGATGAACCGAAAGTAATCCAGTTTACAGCTGAGTGTATCCAGCGTGAGCTATCCGTCATCCGCGGTGCGGAACTACTACTAGTAGATAGTTGGGAGCAGGGAGTGAAGATGGCCAAGAATAATTACGTGTCCCTCGTAGAACCTGACTGCACTATATCCGGCGGTTATTATGCAAGCAATATCGGCCTCTTTGAAAAGAACAGCCATTTTCGTAAATTGGCTATGGTGTCCTCGTGCCTCGGTGTACGCAACTGGGGTAATCGTATCTATAACTACCATGTCGATATGGAGCCTTTCGATGATAAGGATGAAAGCGTTCAGATACGACAGTACCAGGTATATCCTAACCGCGAAAAAGTATCTACACAGCTCTACCCAGTCCAGATAGGTTTTGTGCCGGGAGCAGTTATTCGTACTGGCTCCCTGTTGGGGATAATGCCAAAGGTGAAGTTTAGTAAGGATCTCGTCAAACTGTCATCTGACATATCATTTGCATTCT